GGCCATCACCCAGGACTTGCGGATGGCGTAGAGCGGGCCGGACGACAGGGCGCCGTTGTCCATCTCGGCGCGTACCGCGGCGTTGAGCATGCGCTGGGGCGTGCGGACCTGCCGGGCCACGCCCTTGCCGTGCGGGATGCCGGCGCGGCGCTGCCACGGGAACATGTCGTACGGCATGCCGCCGGCCTCCAGCGGAGCCTCGGCCACCTTGATTACCCGGTCGTTCACGATGATGACCATGGCGGGCACGGCCACGGCCTCGGGCTCACCCTCGGGCAGTTCGTCCTCGGGCACGCCGGCCGCGATCATGTCGCGCTTGCTGATGTCGCCGTGGAAGTACCACAGCGGGAAGGTCGAGCCGATGTCCACCTGCCACGCGGCATTGCTGTTGGCGGAGTCCTGTTTGCCCGATCGATTGCCCGGGCCCTCGCGCAGCGCCTGGATGATGTTCTCGGTGATGTAGGTGTCATCCTTCATCAGCTCCATCAGCAGGCGGGTGCCGATGTTGTCCAGTTCCCAGCAGTAGGAGCCGCGCTGGTGGTTCTCGCCGCCGGCCGGGTCCGTCCAGAAGTTGCGCGGGTTCACGCGATAGGAGACGGGCACCGTCTCGGTCGTCGCCTCCAGGCGGTAGGAGCGGGTCACGCCATCGAACACGGTCTTGAACGCCTTGCGCTGGCGCGGGACCGGGCCCTTGAGCACGCCGGTGCCCAGCAGGGCGCTGTCCTCGATCACCTTCCTCACCTCGGCGTGCCACTGGCACTCCACCAGCCAGTCGTTGATGCGCTTGGTGGCGGCCTCCGCCCGCTTCTCCTCGTCGCTCAAGGCGTTGGTGGCCACGCCCATGGGCGAGGGGGGCGGAGGCGGCTGCTGGCCGGGTTGCGGCGCTTGTCCGCCGGACGGAGCAACAGGATTGGACCCGGCCATGCCCTCGGGGCCACCCATGGCGGGCATCGCGGTGGTGGCCGGCCCCGGTGTCGCTGGTGCGATCGGCTGGCCATTGAGCGCCGCGCCAGCAACTGCCTGGGCAGCCTGGGCGACGGGAGTTTGCTGTCCCATATTCGGGATAGGCGTCGGCTTGATCTGCCAGTTCTGGTCGTCGTTGGGCAGGAGCATGTCGGCCACCCGGGCCGCGGCCGCGTCCACGTAGGCGCGCGTGATGGGGATGAAGACGCTGCTCTTGGAAGGCGTCTTGGCCCGATCTGCGATGCCGATGGCGCCGCCGTCCGGGCTGGCCGGCTTGCCCACGTTCGTCTCGCCCTCGGGGTTGGCGCGATCCACCGACTGATAGAACTCCTCGTCCTCGTTCCAGTCGTTCTCGATGCCCGACTGGGCACGCCAGTTCATGGCCTCCTCGCGCTTGTCCTTGAGCACGCCGCCAAGCGCCTCGATCATGGCCATGTTGTAGGGCATGCCCGGGTCGTTGGACGCCGCGGCGCCATCGGCGGACGGGTCGCCCTTGACGGCGGAGACAGATGCTTTGGCCAGTGTCATGTTCAGTATCCCATCGCAGGGTCGGAGGCGAGGCCAGCGGCCATGGCCATCTGCTGCTCGTGCTGGTCAGAAGGGGCAGGCATGCGCTGCAGGATTTGATCGCGCGTGTTCTCGTAGTAGCGCGTGCAGTCCATCAAGTGGTCGTTCTCCTTCACCACCTTGCCGTTCTCGTCGCGGCGGTAGATGCGGTATTCGGACAGCCACGCGCGGCAGCTGGCGAACACCTTGAGGCGGCCAGTGGACAGGCGCTCCCACACGGCCTGCAGCCCGGCCTCCACCGCGTTGTTGGCGAAGACGAGGTGCAGCCCGCCCCCGCCGCTGTTCACGTCGGTGGTGTACTTCTTGAACATCTGCTGGCCGTCGATCTGGGACCGGCCGCGGGCAGCCGGGTCGATGCAGCCGCGCATCCAGGCGCCACGCGAGCGGATGGCCAGCGCATGCACGGCCGGCTCGGCTTGGCCACGGTAATACTCGGCGTAGAGGTAGTCCACGTCGCTTTCCTGGTCGTGGGCGAACCACGCGCAGGCCGTGCGGTTCCATCCCACGTCCAGCGAATAGCCGCGGCGGAAGTGGCGGGGCAGCCGGAAGTCGGCCACCGTGATTTCCTCCTCGTCCAGCGGGTAGATCGCGCCCGCGCCCAGGCTCGGGATGCCCTGGCTGCGCGCCTTGCGGAGGTGCGGGGGCGTGGCCGCCAGCAGTTCCGCCTTGGTCTTGGCGTCAAGATGCGGGACATCATCCCAACCCGCGGCCACGAGGTATTTGGACGGGCTGACTTCAGGCACGGGCCAACTCCAGGGCTTCAGCGCGCGCGGCTGGCGATCCATGCGTCAGCGCCTGCGATGCGCCCGCGTGGTGGGCCGGGTCGCCGCCGGGCAGGAAGGACAGCACGGTTCCGGTCACGCCTTCCAGCGGGGTGAACGTCAGCATGATGATGCCGTTGGTCGTGGCGGTGCGGATGATGCACTCGCCGTAGATGTCCAGGGGCGGCTCCTCGTCCAGCCAGATGCCGTCCTGCTCGGTGCCCTCGAAACTGCCGCGGCCTTGCTGGTAGGACTTCATGCCCAGCTGGCTCCAGCCGCCGGAGGAGAGGCGCACCTGGATGGTGTCCACGAGGTCTTGCACGCCCTGCTTCCAGCTGATCTTGCCCAGGCGGTTGCCGTAGACCATGCCGGTACCGGACAGGCGCTTGTCCTGCGTGCCCTGGCCCAGCACGGGCCCGAAAAGTTTGCGCTGCACGATGTCGCGCGTCGTCTCGTTGGTCTTGCCGGCCGCCCACCACTGCACCGGCTTGTCGAACGTGCGCCCCTTCCACCAGTGCGGGTAGACCCCGGTGAGGTGGCACGCCGTCTCGTAGCCGCCCATGCCCTCGGTCTTGCCGATGCGGTTGGCCGCCAGCGCGCACCGCTCGCGGTAGAACTTGCCGGCGCCGAAGAACTCCAGGTGCTTGGGGTAAAGCTCGCGGCGCAGGGGCCCCTCGTCCGGGTAGAAGCTGTCGATGCGGCGCTGGCCGGCCCGGCGCTTGGCCTCGGCAATCAGGTCCAGGGCGCGCGCCCGCTCCTCGCCGGTCAGCGAGCACAGGATGGCGACGTCCTGGCGGACTTCAGTGTCGAACACTACCGCCCCCGTTCTCGCCCAGCATGGCCGCGGCAACCTCGCCCAGGCCCAGACTCCGCAGCTCCTTGGCCAGCTGGTCATTGCTGGCCTCGCGCACGTCGTTGATCGTGGCTTCGATCTTCTCGCCGTACACCTTGGGCATCAGCTTCTGGGCGATCCACTTCAGGTTGTCGGCCTCCAGCTTGGCCTGCTGCACCTTGCCCGCGTCAACCCGCGTGCCCACCAGATGGCCGTCGGAGTCCATGACGGGGGTGGTGCAGTCGCGCCGGCTCACGTCGAGAATCATTTCGGCGTACACATGGCTTCGTTCCTCGCGCACGCGCGCGTACAACCCTTTTCGGTCCTTGTCGGAGTCGATCCACGTCGTCACTGCAACCAGCGAGAAGGCGTTTTCGCGGGCGAAGGCGGGCAGGTGGCCGCCCTCACCGATGTAATCAATAAGTGCCGAGAATGCCGCTTCTTCGCCCAAGCTCTCGCGCCAAGTGCGGAAGCGGCGAGCCGGCGTAAGCGGCTGCTCACTTACGGTTTGCGGCACGTCTTTGCTGTCTTCGCTCATGCGAATTCCTTGCCCATGGCGCGGCGGAACATGGGGTTGGTGTAGAAGCGGTAGAACATCAGTTCCGGCTCGTCATTGCACCGCTCGCTCAGGCGGCGCCCCGTCTCGACCATCTTGTCGGCCAGCGCCAAGTTGCCCAGCTTCCGCACCTCCCTCGCCTTGATGCCGAAGCGCCGCAGCACCTCGCGGTTCCCGCGGCGGATGGGGTCGGCCTTGATGGCGGCCAGCACCATGAGGCCGTTGGCCACCCGGGTTTCCCGGCTGCATGCGGGCTCGTCGCCCCCATCGGCCACATTCAGGAGCGCGCCTGCGGCGCGATGGGCGGCGATCTGGCGGCGCTCGGCGTCCTTCCAGTCCTGGCCTTCGGGCACCGTCTCCAGGACGATCATCTCGGGGCGCAGGCCATCCTGGGCCAGCTTGGTGAGCCAGCACATCACGGGCGTGCGGCGGATGGTCGTGCGCCGAGCTGTGCGGATGTGCGACAGCAGGCGCTTGGCCGGGTCGTTGGCCTTGCCCACATAGCGCACGCGCCCCGTCGTGGGGCAGCGCAGAGCGTAGATGGTCACGGTCTTCATGGCTTTACAGGCCCTTGCCGGCGCGGCGGTAGCCTTCTTCCATGGCTGCGTCGGCGTTGTCCTCGGCGTCGAAGAAGGGGTCTTGCCGAGCTCCGCCCTCCTCGCCCACACCGGAAGCCTGCTGGCCGGTGGAGTCGAGGCCGCCGGCTTCTTCTTCGCCCTCCTGCCCGGCCCCGGGGGCTGCGCCCCCTTGGTCGCCTTCCCCGCCCTCTCCGCCTTCGCCCAGGACGGCGCCCACCAGCTGGCTGGCCTCCTCCAGGGATTGGACCGCCTGGGCGTCTTGCAGCAGCTCGGGCGGGACGTCGGCCATGGCGTTGACCAGAATCTGGCCGTCGGGCTGTGTGGCGATGATGAGTGCGGGCATGTGGTTGGCCGGTTGGTTATGGTTGCAGCTGGCCGGAGAAGTTCGTTCCGCCGACCACATCGTTGAGGACTTGCAGCGTTCCGGTGCCGATGAGATACCCGAAGACCTCCAGGTAATCCGTGGTGCCGTTCATGTAGACGCGATCGGCGCCCACGGTCTGCCCGTAGTTCGTGACCGCGGCGCCGAAGCTGCCGACCCCGTAGGTCGCTCCGTTTTTGCGTAGCTCGCTCGTGCAGCCCGTCATGGTGCTGCTGCCGTTGCACCGCAGCACCCACGACACCGCGTAGTAGCCGGCCACATTCGGCGTGAAGCGGCTCGTCGCAATGTCGAAGAAATTCGCCGTGTCGAACGTCTCCGCCCCGAAGTTCACTTTCGTCATCACCGCGGATGACGCAATCGTCTGGGCGCCAGTTGGCACGGCGCGGAACGCGATTGGCCCAGCGCCGATGGCCGGCGTGGGGACCAGGAAGCCCTCAAAGTGCGTCTGCACCGTGGCCGTGCGGCTGGTTCCGCCGGAGTGGCACCAAAGCTCCACATAGTCGGTCGTGCCGTTCATGTAGACCAGCGCCGCCACCGGGTACGAGTACGAGGCGGAGTCGTTCTGCATGCTCGTCCTGAGCGCGACCCCGTTCTTGTAGATGACGGCCATGGAGTTGCCGCCCGATGAGGTCGAGAAGCCCACCGAGCCGGTCAGGCTGTAGTAGCCGGGGACGTTGGGCGTGAAGCGGCTGGCCGCGAAGCAGTTCGCCGTGTCGAACTCCTCCGTCCCCAGGTTCATCTTGGTGAAGGTGGCGGCCGTGATGGCCTGGGTGGTGGCCGCGTAGGCGCTGAAGGTCGGGCCGGGGGAGATGTAGCCGGGGGAGAACGCGGGGTTGATGAGGAAGCCCGACATGTAGGTGAGCGCCGAGCTACCCTGCACCACCATGCCGGTCGTCTGGATCGCAAACCCCAGCCTGACGACATCGCCCACGGCGAGGTAGAGCGTGTCGCTAACGCTCCATCGCTGGTTGGTGGCCTGCGTCTGGTGGCCCGCCGTCACGGCCACGCCGTTCTTGTAGATGACGGCGACGGCGTTGATCGCCGTGAGGGTGGTCGTGCCCACCGTGCCTTCAATCGAGTAGTAGCCCGCCACCGGGGCCGTGAACGCGCTGGCCGCGGCGCCGCTTGCCGTGTCGAAGCTCTCCCCGCCCAGGGTAATCAGGTTGTCGCCGGAGGCGAGGGCCTGCGTGGCGGACGCATACAGGCGGAAGATCGGGCTGGGGGCGCCGTCTCCCGCGCTGCCCGCGCGGCGGGCGAGGAAGCCCGACAGGAACGTGTTGGTCGAGCCCGCCTGCCCGGTGACTGCCGTGGTGGGCGTGGCCCACAGTTCGATGTAGTCGCCCACGTCGAGGTACACCAAGTCCGTCACGAACCAGCGGGCCGTGTTCGCCTGCGACTGCATCCCGCCAGTCCGGTAAACGCCGTTCTTGTAGAGCGCCACGATGGTATTGGACGCGCTGAACGCCGAGATGGATAAAGTCCCCTCGATCTGGTAGTAGCCGGCGACTGGGGCGATGAACCGGCTGTTTCCGACATCCACCCCGCCGTCCGTGGCGAAGTCCTGAGTCCCGAGCGCCACCTTGACGAGCGCGCCGGTGAACGCCTGGGCGCTGGCGGCGTACATCCTGAAGGTCGGCCCAACGCCGGCCGCGGCGGGGCTGCTGCTGCCGCCAACGCCGGTCGAGAGGGTGCGCGGGTAGGCGCTCATGTGAACAACTCCGCGTTGGCCACAACCTGGGCGTTGCTCAGGTCCACCCGGCGGATGCTGATTTCCGATGCGTCAGCCAGGGCGACGATGAGGCGGGCCTGCTGGTTCAGGATGGGGAAGCCGGCGCCAGCGCCGCCACGGCGATATTCCAGCGTCACGCCGGTGTTGTTCATCAGGTCCATCTCGCTGCACGCGGCTGCCGGGAACGTCACCCAGTTGGAGCCGGTGGCCGACGTCTGCAGGGTGGTGATCGTGGCCACGCCGCCGGCGCCCGCTTCGGATGACACAAGCAACCGGCCGTCAGCATCGCACTGCAGCGCGATCAGCTGGGTCTTGTTGCCCGGGTTGGGGACATCCGAGGCGTACAGGAGGACGCTAGTGGCCACGGCTCTACTTCTCTCCCGCCGCGGGCTGCTTGATGATCGGCTCCAGCATCAGGGCGATGTGGGTCATGTCACACCACCTCGTCCTCAAAGCACTTGAACAGCGGGATCGGCAGGGCCGCAATCTGCGCGTTGAAGTCCGTCCCCTCCAGAGACAGCACCTGCACCGGGAAGATCAGCGGGTGGTCCGGTTCCTGGGTCTCCTGCGCGATGAGCCACAGGTTATTGGCGTCCCGCAGGGACTGCGCGAGGCCCACATCCCCAGGGCCGGGGGTGTCGTCCACCGGGCCGCTGCCAGCCCAATGGGTGGGGGTGACAGTCTGGGCGCTGGTGGAGTTCAGCTTCACAGCGAACATTCCACCTTGGCCCCAAGGGGATCGGTTGCAGAAGTCCACGGCACGCTGCTTGTAGGCGGTGGGGACGATGATGGTGACGTTTTCAGCCATGTGGTGCTCCTAGTAGGCGAGGTAGGCCAGGGCCTTCTGATAGCGTTTCATCGCGTTGACGAGGGCCGGGCTGGTTTCGGCACCGCGAACGGTGAGCGAGGACCAGTCGCCGG